GGATCTGATCTCTCTGGGTGTAGAAATCCATGTGGAGCCATTCCCTGCTCCGTGCCTCCACCTTTAGCCGGTCAATGTGGGGCTGGTGGCAATCAATGCCCGTATAGTTGGCCACATGGATCTTTTGGCCAATGGAGCCATCACCACAGCCCAGATCCACCACGCTCCGTGTGTCGGAGAAATCAATCAGGGTATTCACTAGATCCACATAGGCTTGGGCCTCATGGCCAATCGATCCACCGCCCGAGCTGGAGCCATTGCCCCACAGCTCCCGCCGGTAGATCTCGCCAAATGTCTCTTCTGCCCCATGCTCATGGGCGCGGAGGTATTCCGTGAGGTGGTGGAATACCCGAGCCTCTTTGGGCAATGCCCACTGGGGTGAGTTGTAGGCTTGGCGCCCGGTTGGAATATCCCCAATCCGCATGAGCTTACCTTGGCACCGATGAACCACCCTCACCTTGCCATCACTCAGCCCGCACACGAAAGCTGTGTTCTGCCACGGGGCCTTGCCTAGGTTGTGCCACAAGCGGGAGACACCCAGCCCGGCCAGAACCACCCGCCATGTGTCCTGATCCCCAAACATGTGTTGATAATAGAAATCGCTGTGCTGATTCATCCACAAGGCTGCCAAGATCACCCGCCAAGACCGCTTGCGGTCAATCATGAGCTGGCCACCTTGAATGGGTGGTACTCCGTTGTCGCCTATAGGCCACACAGAGGGCCATCTGATGGTGGTTTGGTTGTGGGCCATATCCTCCCAGAAAACGAATGGCGCCACTTCCAAGGCCTGAAACAGGGGCTCCGGATCCTCCACCAAATAGGCATCAGCATCCAGATAGAGCACCTGCTCCCATCCGCAATGGGCCAAGGCCACAAGCTTTTGCTCCCAGCCCCTAAGTATCCGGCAGCTAAACCGCGTGGAATCCACGAACTCAACCGGCCCCAGCCGTTGGCACAGCTCAGGCTCTATTGGTTCTTCATTCCCCCTGTGCCAAATCTGAACCGGCAGGGTGCATCCCATCTCCCTCAGGAGCTTGAGGCCCACCAGGATGCCGGGCCAGTATTTGCCACCGCCCACCCACAAGATGCCCCTACCCTCAGCCTTTTCTGGCTGTGGTAATGGCATCTGGAGCAGATCCCGGAGGGCTGCCCCGTGTCGTGTAATAACATCGGGTTGATGGGCCCAGCCTTCTGGGATGGGCTGGAGCTCAGGCTCCGGAATTGGATCTGGTAGGCCCGGATAAATCATTCCCATTCCCCTTGCCCTCGTATCGTTCACACCCCGTGCAAACCCTCCAGGCCTTGGTGTTGCCCGTGAGCACACACTGGCCGAATACCTCACAGCTATACAAAGGCCCACACCCGCATGCTGGCCGCGGGTCCACTAGATTCCCAAGGTGGACACATGGCAGGGCTCGGCGCCTGGATTGATCCGCCAAGGCCTTGGCCACCGCGGTCTGGTGATCCCATGGTGGGGTTTGGAGCCACTGGATCACAGCCTCACGGGCTGGTAGCCATTCCCGGGTGATGTTCACCCAGCCTGATGGTGTTTGGCCGATATACGAAAGCTGGCCACCCCTAAGGTATAGAAGCACCCCAAGAGCTTTGGCCTGAGCCACGATTTCATCAGGTGTTAGGGGCAACTGGCCGATACCTCTTCACCGTGGTATGCCCCATCTCTATTTGGTATTGGGCAGGAGCAAAAACAGGAAGCCCCTGTGCCTGGCAGGGTGCCAAACGCACAGGGGCTGATCTCATCCCACATGCCCAGAAATGAATCCCAAGCCACGGTACAGGTGCCACCACAGGTGCAGGCTGTGGATGTGCAGCATTCACAAGGCCCAATGTTGGTGGTGGACATTAGCAGAGCACCCCGCCGGGAATGCAGATGCTCCGCTTGGTTACAACGATGTTCCCATCAATACATTGGACATTGGTTACCACTTCCACACAGACAAAATTGCCCTGCTGGCCGCTCACGCATGGGTTGGAGCCACCAGAGCCACCAGAGCCATCAGAGCCACCAGAGGCCCCGGAAGTCCCGGAGGTTACTGATCCGGATGTGCCGGAGCCTGAGCCAGATGTGGAGCCAGAAATGGAGCCAGATGTGGAACCACCTGAGCCAGAGCCAGAGCCACTGCCAGAAGTCCCGGATGTCCCAGAGCCAGAAACACCAGAGCCAGATTCAAGAGCCCCGCGGGCCTGAACTAGGTAGACCGGGTAAACCGGATCCGCCTGACTACTCCCGGCCTCATCCCGCCCGGCTAGCCTGCCAAGGTATTGAACTTGGCTCAGACTGGCGTTGTTGATTTCCCTGATACGGCAGGTGGCACCAGAGCTGTAGGCCTTGGTGTCATTGTCCCAGAACCGAACCACGCCGGGCCACCAGCCCGCGGCATTCTGGGCACCTGTAACCAGCACCACATTGATTGGTGGGGTGGAGCTGCCAAAACGCTGCTGCTTGTCACCTGTCCGCCCGTCCGAGAATTGGCCACCCTCCCACTCTCGGAGCATATCCCCGAGCTGGCCAGCCGCTTTATCATCTAGGAGGTAGCCGGGCAAGGTTTAGCCTCACAGTGGGGTTGGGAAGGTTACGCGCGGGTAGATGTTAAATGTGCGGTAGTTGGGATCTGCCCCAGCCGCTGCCTTGGCTCCGTCAACAGTCAAGAGGGCTGGCTGGTCAATCTTGTAGCCTGTGGCATCGTCTAGAATAGGAACTAGCTTCCCGGCTCTCAGCTCACGCAAACCCTGATTCAGTACCTCCACCGCCCATGTTGTGCGGTAGCCAAAAACCAAGGTCCACCGCCAATAGTTGATGCCATTCTCATATAGAAATTGAGCTGAAATACTGTTGAGCTTTGCTTGGCCCGGGTTGGCCACATATGCACCAATCACCATGGTGTTGGCATTCACTTGGCCAGCAGATGCCAGCCATGCCCCGCTGGGGGCATTTAAGGAATTCAGCCCAACCGTGATAGTGGCCTCAGCCCGCTGGATTTCAAGAGGAGGAAGGAATGGATCACCAGCCCTATTTAAAATGGCTACATTATTAAAATCTTTGTAAATTGAAATTGGATATGTAGAGGTTGCAATGCTGTAATCATTGGGCCGAAAAAGTGGCCTGCTGTCCCTACTGGCAGGGCTAACCCCTTGCTGCTGGCCATCAATAGCCGGAACACCCGTACCACCACCCATGGTTAGATCAGGGTTGTAGCTGTATTCAGCCGTCACCCTCCAGAGGGTGGGATCCTGTGAATCTTGTACTGGGCTGAGCCGCACACAGAAGGCCGCTATATCCTCTGGGTGTCGGCTGAATATGATTGGCAGGCTTGGATGTGATCCAGCATAGGCTGGCCCAAAATTGCCGGAATCGGTGCCCACCAGAAAAACCCGGGTATAGGTTCTCTGGAATTTAGAATCCACTGAGGCTTGGCGCCCTTCATGGATCTCAACAAAAAGCGTATAGGCCACCGCTCACCTCTTACTTGAAGGCCACCACGCCGGGCCGGGCTTTCTCAAATGCCGCTATGGCCCGCTCTTGGGCCTCAAGCTGGGCCTTGGCCAGCCTGTTGGCCAGATCCATGGCCGCCTTGATCCGCTCCTGTACATCCTTGCCCTGCTCACCAAACCTGTTTCTCATGATGGTTTCCATGGCAGCCGCTGAGCCCTTATCCGCTCTGGCTGCCTGCCATGATGTACCTACTTCGTTCTCTTTCATCATGTCCATGAGCTGCTTACCGGCCTTGCGCTTGAGGCCAGCTTCTATTCTGCCCAGCAGTGGATCCCCAGCCGCCAGACGGGCTCGGGCATCCTTGAGCTGGTTGCCTACATCTGCCATGGTTTTGTTGAACTGCTCGGCAGGGCTGGCAAAATTCTCCTCTAGGTCCAGAGCCATTTTTTCAAATGTGTTTTTTGCAATCTCTAGCTTGGCCGCGGCCTGCTTGATCTGATCGGCAAGGGCTTTGGCGCCATTCTTGAAAGCATCAAACACCCCGCCAAGGTCAAATAACTTTCCTAGATTCAGCTTCTTGTCTTGGTCAGCATCACGGATGGCCGCCCGCTCACGCATGCGCTTCAGGGCATTCTTGGCCTCTTGGCCAAATTCTTCAGCCACTGCTGGTTTCTTCCAGTCTTTGCCAAACTCTTCAGCCGCTATAGGTTTCTTTGGATTTAGCTTCTTTCTTTCAGCCTCTGCCTTGGCGAATTCCTTTTGTGCAAATAGAGCCACACCCGCGTTTGGATCTCCAAGCAAATTCTTTCCTTTAAGAATCAGATCGTTTGAATTTTTAATTAAATTTGCAACCTCTTTAAAACCTTTCACAATCAATTGGGCTGTGTCAATTAGGGCTTCAGCAATCTCAAAAGTCAAATCACGGGCAACCCTGAAGCTCTTTTCAATCCCATCCGCTTTGTTTTTGGGGTCAATCACCGGGAGGAATGTGTCAGCAATCTCCTTGGCAATATCCCGCACAGCAGAGAAACCACCACGCAAACCAGCAGTAACCGCGGCCCAATCAAATGCCTCCAGAAACATCTTGGAAATTTCCCGGAAGGTATCCTCCATCGTCGTCTTGAGCCGGGCAATCTGCCCCTCAAATGATCCGAAAAACCGCTTGGCAGTCTCTTGAGCCTTGGGGCTGTTACTGGCCGCATCGATTGCCTCGATAGCCTGGGCAGAGCTTACAGCCCCACGCCTGATAGCCCGGATGGCCTCCTCTGTGGTGTAGGCCTTGCCGGTAACCTTGCTCAAGCTTTCCCCCAAGGCCCCGAACACATCCAGCCCCTGATCCTGAAGGCTCATGAGGGCCCCCTCAGTGGCTGTGCCTGCCCGCATGAGCTGGTTAATGGATCCGGCCAGTGAGCTCATGCCCTGAGATCCCAGCAGCTCCGCGGCATTGCCCATCCGCTCGAGCACCGTAGCGGCAGCCCCAGCAGAAAGCCCCACCGTGGTGAGCTTTTGCAGGCCGCCCACCATCTCACTGAAGGCCACGCCTGTTTCCATGCTCTGCTGCCGCATATCCTCTAGCACCCGGCCAGCCTGCTCCCATGAGCCGGTCACATAGGCCAGCCGGATCTGGGTGCTCTGGAGCTCTGCCCCGAGGGCTGCAAATGCCTGAACGGCACCGGCTATTTTGCCGATGCCGCCCGTGAATAGATCCAGCTTGCTCTTTAGCTCGGTCCACCGCATGCCGGAGCCACCGGCAGCCTTGCCGCTTTGCTCGGCCTTCTGGTTGAGCTTGTCCACCTCTCCAGTGGTTTTCTTGGCAGAGTTGCCCACCTGCTCGAACCCGGCCACAGCCTCTTGGCCTTGGAATCCCACCTGAACATTAACGCGGCTCAGGCTGGCCATCTGGTTTGCTCCCGTTGCTGAGGGCCCGGAAATATGCCCTTATCTGGGCTGGGTCCGTTGGTGTTACTGTCCGGTCACCGTACTCCGGCACAAAATCAGAAACCTTAACCTGATTGCTCCAAGGGGCCGCGGATGCCCAGGCCCCAATGGCTGCCTGGAAATCCGCCCGGTAGTGGCCCCATGGCTCCACTCTCAGCAGAGCCATCCACTCCGCATACTCCGCTGAGCTCATGCTCTGGTCCAATTCCGCCACTGTCCGGGAAAGCATTGCAGCCAGAGCGAACCTTGCCCGCCTATCTGGCCGCCTGGCTAGTTTTTTTCCAAGCTTTCCACATCCTCTTTCAGGAGCCGATTGAGCCTGCAAGCCGCGTCAAATACCTTATCCACGCCTGAAGCCGGGAGGCTGGCAACATCATCCACCTGATCCTCACGGAATAGAAGCTTGCCACCCGGAACACATGCGGTCAGAACCACCAGCCGGGCCCGGAAATTCTTGAACTTCTCAGGCCCCGTGGCTGATACCTGCTCACCTTCAAACTTGTCCCGTTGGCCCGCGGTCAGCTCCCGCACTTGGACCGTGAGGCCCCACTCAGGAACCTCAACGGGCTCAGTCTTGAATGCCAGACGGGCCTTGGCCAAAACATCCGCCCCTGTCGTAAACCCCTCGGAAAGCATTAGCCTACCCCCTTAATTATGGGATAATAACACCAGTAACTTGGAAATTTACTGTATAGGTCAGGGCCTCATCAGATTGGCTGATCTCTGGCGTGGTCAAGCCGGAAATAAAACCCACCAGTGAATCCAGAGGGCTAGTACTATCGTCAAAAGAGCCCGGCAGATTCAGGGTTACTGTGTTTCGCAGATATGTGAGTCTGCGATCTTTCAGCACCTTGTACTGGTTGGTTGCCGTGGTGGTGTCATCCAAGAAAAAAGTGATGGAGA